ATTGGCTTAATTTGTGTTTTCGGCATGTATGAGTACCTAAGCCCGGATTCACAAAGAACCCTTACGCGTAATGCGTACCAGGTGCTATACCTGGATTTTTAAACATTTAGTTTTCCCTGAGCCTATTCAGGGAGACGACATGGGCTATCCAGCCCGTGGCGTCAGGGTTCCTGTACGTATCGTCCAGGGACCCACGCACAGGCCTTCCAGGAGGCCTGTACGGGAGGGGGATCCTCATCCCATTTAGGGAATCCTTCACGAAACTCGCAGGGATAAATAATTGGTCCCTGCGCCGGACCACGGTAGAGAGGTCCGGGGTCGTTCTGACCCATTCCTTGAAGGACTGTATCTGATCTGTTGTTACTTTGAGATCAGATGAACTGAGGCCCCCAATGCGGAAGTGCATAGGCACTTCCAAAGAAAGGAAGTCGTGGAAGACTTCCGTAGGCGTCGGAACTCTCCTCTTTTTGACGAGGAGGTATTCTTCGAGTGGTAATGTACCCGCCGCAGCGCAAAAGGATAACCGGATACCAGTCAACCTGTCGACCAGTTCTGCTATGGCAGACTGGCCCATGTACCCGGAGCGCTTTATAAACAGCAGGACGTCCCTATTGGACACGCGGTAGCTTTTAATATTTTGTAGCTCCGCTTTAAAGTCCTCGAAGTTCCTTAGCCCTTCTAACCCAAGCATCTGGGCAATTGAAGCGAATTGGCCTATCATTATATATAGGTTTTGGTCAAAAAGACCACGGCAAGTATTTCCGGTTGCCATTCGCTTCAGGAGGTAGTCGATAAGACCATGATAACTCGGCTCTGTGCGGAGTTGTTCTACCATGGATATGTAGTCTACTGGTACCTCCTTTAGGATTCTGGCCAAAAGCTCGTCCCGGGTCTTCACCCACGGGAAGTCATAACCCCCAAATATACGGGGCATGAACACGAGAGGATCGCCGCAATTGGCGAAGTCGGCCATCCAGCGCAAGAAGCGCCTTTGAACGATTCCCTTGATTTTCTTATCGGGGAACCAGCTAAGAACCCTAGCAAGAGCCCCGGCCTTCCCTATGGCCGGGTTCTTATATGTCGGACTATGCAGTTGTGACTGGGTTCCCTCAAAAGGGGATAGTAACCTCAGTTTGACTGTATCGACGTGTATATTTTCCGTCTCATAGTCTGACGTCCATGGTGTGCTCCCTGACCCAATAGAACCAGGGATGAGGTCTAAGACCTCTTCACAAAAGAATGCACACCGGTGTGAGAACATTGTCTTCGTCTTCTGGATCTGGTTGCCTAATGCAACATTTACATCCAAGAGCTTATCGAAGAATTTGCGCGAGCAGTATATTCCCACATCATCTCCCGCAACGAGTGAAAGACTAGATTCTCTTACGATACTAGTCGTTACGGAGATGCAAACGGCACTGACAAGGCATAATAGTTCCTTTGTCACTGGATTCCCCATGAGGAGGCCGTTTGTTTGCCTGAAGGCCAGGTACATTGGATCTGGACCAAAGGCTTGATGATCTTTCTCGGGCCTAAATACTAGGATACGTCTTGGAGCGAGGACCAAGCCGAGAACTTTAAACAGGAATTGTCGGACCATTTCGGTCTGCGCGAACCTATTTATAAACTCATACCCGATCATTCGGCATAGATCGGTATTGAGACGGTTCGATGCACCTGTCAGATCATAAGTGCCCAGCCCATACCCAGGCTGGGCGCGCGTGTTCCCTCTCATTAGTTGGACTGAGAGATCCCATCCCTTATATGACCTTGTAAAGGCGGAGGTGAGATTGGGAACGTGTTGGGCTATCCCGGCTAACCAATGGCCGAGAACCTGTTGCACGATAGTAACGTACGACCCTTCCATGGTCACCCAGCGGACTTTATTGCCCGCCTCGGTAACAGGATGTGCCCTGGCAACTACCTCACGGCTAACCCACAGAGGGTTGGCCTGTGTTGGGTCGTAATAATATGGACCCTCGAGGTAGCCTTTATCGATACATTGTTCGATAGCCAATTGATATAATTGAAGGGGAAGTTCTTCATCTATACCAAACATGGGTTCCTCAATATAATTTGTAGGAATCCCACACATGGCGCCCGTAATGGTTCCGTCGGCGGCTTCGTCGCGGAAAACAGAGCTCAAAAAGGACTTGATCTCTGTGTCCATTTCCGTCTTTCTGCACATAGTGTATAGTGGCGCAATGCCACGGCGTAGACGGTACGGTGCACCAAACCAAGTCACCTTATCTGAAATGGTCTCAGTAGCAGGTGACTTCACATACCTCTGGATGTACTCCTTCATAAAAGTGACGGAGCGTCCACCGCGCGATCGTGTTGCTTCCAAACAACCCGACGCTGACAGTGAGATATGTGGGCTCATGGTGATCTCCTTCGTAGCGAGGAAATCGCAGATATTCCGCACGGCACCAAGAGCTCTCTCGGCCATTTTTCCCTCCACGTCCACCTTCGTTGTTAGGGTCTCTCGCCAGACCTTCACCTCATCAGTGAACCTCGACGACTCATTAAGAGACGGTGGAGGTAGCTGTCGATGCTGACAGCAGTGACCGACGGCCATTAGCACTCGTTTTGAGTGTTTGGCCTTTTGTAACCGATTTAAAGACACCTCCATTAGCCATGGGAGGGTCTGGTACCACAAGGGGGATAGGCCCCGCTTACGGTACCCGGGTACAGCCTGGGGGGGGAGATTTTCCCCCTCTCTAGGACTTTCTGCAACAAGATGTTGCAAATGGAGCTTTAATTGCTTCCATTGGCTGGCGAACGTATTGTACGAATTCGCCACTGTGCAAATGCACCACCGCCATAATTTGCGGTGTAACGTACTGAGAGGGCGGTTTACCAAGCTCGGCGTGGACACCAATAAGGCATCCTCAACACCTCGCCAGGCATAAACCATCCTCCGCAGTCTCGACCTTGTCATTCCAGAAATGAATCTGACAATCATGTCAGGTAGATCCATATAGAA